AGAGCGAAACGATTACTACCAGCACCAAGCTGAATCGCAAATTCACTCTGTGGACAATAACCTGATGCGCGAAAATGATCCTCGTATGCCCCTATTTCACGATAGGAAGACGAAGGTTACTTTCGGCAGCGGAAATTAAATTTTAGGAGTTATATACAATGGCTTATCCAACAGTCAGCGCTCCCTACGGCTTTAAGCCAATCAACCGTATCGACGGTATGCCTTACGCTGGTGCTACTCGCCTTATTCCTATTGCGGGTACATACAACGTGGCTATCTTCGCGGGTGACATGGTTCAAACTGTAGCGGCGGGCACATGTGAGAAGTTCACCGGTACCACTAGTGGTCTTACGGTGGGTGTTTGTGTTGGCGTTCAATACGTCAATTCTCTGGGTCAATTCACACCGGCTCAATACTACCCCGGCACTAGCGTTACTGACGCTTACGCTATCGTAGTAGACGATCCTATGGCGGCTTTTAAAGTTGCTGTAACAAGTGGTGGTGCAGTAACCGCAGAAGACCGTACTGTTGTCGGCGCTAACATGGCCGTAGTACAAGGTGCAGGCGATACTGCTACTGGAGATTCTGGACAATCAGTCCTCGCTGGCTCAGATGCTGTTACAGCAACTATTCCTGTGCGAGTAATTGATGTTGTCACAGATACCGCAACTGGTGCTGATGCTTTTGTTGAGTTGATTGTTAAGCTCAATACTCACCAGTACAATTCAACTACTGGCGTATAAGGAGACTAGCAAATGGCTATTTCAAGAGCGCAACTCCTTAAGGAGCTACTACCGGGTCTAAACGCCCTCTTTGGTCTCGAATACGCTAAGTATGGCGATGAGGCTGCCGAAATCTTCGAGACTGAGTCTTCTGACCGTTCTTTCGAGGAAGAAACTAAGTTGTCCGGTTTCAGTGCCGCGCCTGTTAAGGGTGAAGGTTCTGCAATCGAGTATGACAACGCGCAAGAAGCGTGGACTGCTCGTTACACTCACGAGACAATCGCTATGGGCTTCTCGCTAACTGAGGAAGCAATCGAAGATAACCTCTACGATTCACTCTCTTCACGTTACACGAAGGCTCTTGCACGTGGTATGGCTTACACTAAGCAAGTTAAGGGTGCTAGCATCCTCAACAACGCTTTTGCTGCTGGCTCTACCTACGGTGATGGCAAGACTTTGTGTGCGACTGACCACCCACTAGTTTCTGGTGGAACTAACTCAAACCGTCCTGCTGTTGCAGCCGATCTTAACGAAACTTCACTCGAAGCCGCCGTTATCCAGATCGCTGGTTGGACTGATGAGCGCGGTCTCCTTATCGCTGCTAAGCCTGCTAAGCTTGTAATCCCACCTGCGCTGCAATTCGTTGCTACTCGCCTGTTGGATACTGAGCTTCGTGTGTCTACAGCGGATAACGACATCAACGCACTCCGCAACAATGGTTCAATCCCCGGTGGTTATACAGTAAATAACTACCTGACTGACACCAATGCGTGGTTCTTGATGACTGACGTACCTAACGGCCTGAAGCACTTTGTCCGCTCACCTATGCAAACTAGCATGGACGCAGACTTTGACACAGGTAACAGCCGATATAAGGCTCGTGAGCGATACAGCTTCGGCGTATCTGACCCACTGGGTATCTTCGGTTCACCGGGCGCTTAGTAAGCAAATGGTGTTAAGATTGGGGGCTTCGGCCCCCTTTCTTTTGTGGGTAGGAAACAAAAATGCCTAGAGAACCTAAAGTAAAGAAAGAGTCGCAAGGCTCCCGAATGTGCACTTCGTGCAACAAAGTTAAACTGCTATCCCAATTTGAGACCTTTAAAGAAGGGCAAGTACGAGGGGTATGTCAGCAATGCGTTACCCTGCAAAGGGCAAGAAAGACCTCTGCCACCCCTGAGTCGTACCTCCGAGTATTAAACACCCAACTAAAATCTCAGCGGCTTAAACAAGACATCGAGTACGAAATAACTACGGAAGACGTTATTGACATGTGGGAAATGCAAGACGGTAAGTGTGCCCTATCTGGTATGCTCATGACCCACCAAAGAGACGGCACCTACGGCGATAGGAAGCAGAAAGACTTTAACGCTTCGATAGACCGCATAAATCCCCAAGGCCCTTACGTACGGGAAAACGTACAGCTACTTGCCGCTAGGGTAAATACTATGAAACACACACTTGGTGAAGATATGTTCATGTGGTGGGTAAAGAATATTTACGAACACCGAATTAAGTGATATGTTGGGGGTGCTGCAATTTCGCAGTGAACATCTAATGCTTTGATTGTTCTTTTTTGTTCCCCTTGAGACTTGACCCGCTCCCACAGGCGGGTCTTTTTTTGCTTAAGTATTGTGTAATTAACTCCGAAATGGTATATAGTAAGACTATACCGGGGTCATTCGGTGTATCTGACAGTCCCGGCTGACGACATGCAGACAGATACGCCCCAAATTAACTCGCATGTGAGGATTCTCAAATGGCTAATACCACTTTTACAGGCCCGGTCATCTCGACTAACGGCTTTCAAGGCTCTGTAACTACTACAGAAAACGTCTCTGCCACTGGCACAGCTAACGTAATCGTTATCCCTACTTCTGATCCGGGTGTTGCGGGCGCTATCTGGAATGACGGCGGTACTCTATCTGTTTCAGCAGGTTAACCTTTAGACTTAACTAGAGGAGAGACCTATGTCTAGTTCAGATATTCAAACCAAACGGGTTACTGCCGGTGGTACTGGCAGCTTAGGGGTTGGCCCCGCTCGTATACGCCAAGTGCAAGTGCTAACTAGTAACGTTGGTGCGGGTCGGCTGACTATTACTGACGGCGCTGGTGGCCGCACGGTTTTGGACATCGACTTTATTGCCGACGATTCGCACTCTATAAACATCCCAGACTATGGTATTCGTTGTGCAAGTGACGTAACAATCACGCTGCTGACCAATATTACTGCAATGACGGTGTTCTACAGCTAATGGCTAAGCAAGTTGACAAGAAAGCGATGGCTTGTAACAAGCCCAAGCGGACTCCCTCTCACCCCAAAAAGTCTCATGTAGTTAAGGCTTGTGAAGGTGGGAAGGAGAAAGTCATTCGTTTTGGTGAGCAAGGTGCGTCTACTGCGGGTAAACCCAAATCGGGCGAATCTGCTAAGATGAAAGCTAAGCGCAAATCGTTTAAATCCCGTCACGGCAAGAACATCGCCAAGGGTAAAATGAGCGCAGCTTACTGGGCGGATAAGGTAAAATGGTAACCAAATGAAAGACTTAGAGTACTCGATGGTAGATGTTTCATTAGCCGTTCTGAGTTACTCTAAGGGGCGTTGGACTCCAGAAGAAGTTTTAGAATTTGCATTTATGCTAGAGGGCTTCTACGAAGAAGAACTGGACGAACCAAAGCCCACTCTAGTTGGTATCAAAGGCGGTAAAAATACCGACCCAAACCAAACCGAATGAGGTGCTATTATGGCTGGTTGTAATACTAAGAGAATGAAGGCTGGCGGTATGACTGGTATGCCCGTTAAGAAGATGATGATGGGCGGTATGACTAAGAACTCGGCCTACAAGAAAGGCGGTTGTGTTCGCGGTGATGGTGCCTGCATAAAAGGCCACACTAAGGGTCGCATGGTATGATGAAGTGCCGAGGCATGGGCAAAATGAAGCCCGTTACGTTTAAGAAAGGTGGTACAGTCAAAGATGATTGTTACCGCAAGGTGAAGGCATCGTACAAAGTCTTCCCTTCTGCGTACGCCTCGGGCGCTATAGCCAAATGCCGGAAGAAGAAAGCTAGTGGCCGTTCGTAAGACGGAGAAGGGCAAAGCCCTAAAGCGGTGGTTTAAAGAGGACTGGAAAGATGTCCGTACAGGCAAAGCCTGTGGCCGCAAAGAAGGCGAGAAGCGGGGAACCCCGTACTGTAGGCCCACAAAGCGTGTCTCCAGTAAAACGCCTAAGACCTCTGGTGAAATGACAGCGGCAGAAAAGAAGTCCCGAGTAGCGCAGAAGAAGCGCCTAGGGCAACCAGCAGGAAAACCCAAGCGTGTAGCCCCGCTTAAAAGGAAGAAGAAATAATGGCAACTTCTGGCACTACAGCGTTTAACATGGACTTCACCGAGATTGCGGAAGAAGCGTGGGAACGTGCCGGTAGAGAAATGCGTTCTGGTTATGACCTGCGTACTGCTCGTCGTTCTATGAACCTGTTGACTATCGAGTGGCAGAACCGTGGCATTAACATGTGGACTATTGAAGAGGGCACGCTAAACCTCGCTCAAGGCACAGCCACTTATGACCTGCCAGCAGATACTATAGATTTATTAGAGCACGTAGTCCGTACGGGTAGTGGCAACATCAGCACTCAGTCTGACCTAAACATTACTCGAATCAGCGTCTCTACGTACTCCAGCATCCCTAACAAGCTAAGCCAAGGCCGCCCCATCCAGATGTATATAGACCGTGGGCAGGCTAACCCAACAGCAACAGTATGGCCGGTGCCAGATCAAGGCACGCTTGTAGCGCCTTACTACATCCTTAAGTATTGGCGTATGCGTCGTATTGAGGATGCCGGTACAGGGGTAAACACAGCAGACGTTAACTTCCGGTTCTTGCCCTGCCTTGTTGCGGGATTGGCTTATTACATAGCCCAGAAAGACCCTGAGTTAATGCCACGTATTCCTATGCTACAGGCCGAGTACGAGCGCCAGTTTGAGTTAGCTGCGGGTGAAGATAGAGAAAAAGCCACACTTAGCTTGGTGCCGCGTATTTATGGCGTGAGGTAGACATGAGCTACAAGTATGCGTCTGGGCAAAAAGCAATCGCAATATGCGACGTATGTGGGTTTCAGTACAAGCTACGTGAACTTAAAGAGCTGATTGTTAAGGGAAATAAGACTAACATTAAGGCATGCCCTGAGTGTTGGGAACCGGATCAGCCACAGAACAGATTAGGGGAGTTTCCAGTTGAAGACCCCCAAGCACTACGAAACCCACGACCAGACTCTGCGGAGTTGGTAAGCAGCAGGGACATTCAATGGGGATGGGACCCAGTAGGACTAAACGATCCTTTTGGACTTACCCCAGACAATTTGGAAGGAAGAGGAGCCGTAGGGTCCGTAACAGTAACTACGAGCTAGGAGATCAAAATGAAAATGAAGTCAAGATCAAACGTGAAGGCCCCGAAGGTAATAGAGTTCCCTAACGAGCCTGTTATGTACAAAGTAGCCGACTGCTGCAATCAACCGCCAAAGGACATGAAGACTAGCGGTGTTAAGATGCGTGGCGTAGGTGCGGCCACTAAGGGTACTATGGCCCGAGGCCCAATGGGTTAAGGAGTAGCAGGTGAATTACACCGAGCTTAAAACGAACATAGAAGATATATGCGAGCAGTCGTTTACCGATGAGCAGCTTGCTATGTTTACGGATCAGGCTGAGCAGAAGATTTATAACACTGTTCAGATTCCTGCACTGCGTCGTAACCAGACGGGTAACCTGACTTCTGGAAATAAGTACTTGGTGTTCCCGACAGATTTCTTGTATTCGTTTTCTTTGGCGGTTATTGACGGTGATGGCAACTACGAGTACTTGCTAAATAAGGATGTGAACTTCATCCGCGAGGCTTACCCCGGACCTTCAAGCACGGGCACGCCAAAGCATTACGGTCTTTTTGACGATACAGCGTTTATCATAGGCCCAACACCAGACGCATCGTACGAAGTTGAGTTACACTACGGCTATTACCCCGAGTCTATTGTTACTGCGGGTACTACGTGGCTTGGCGAGGAGTTTGATTCTGCGCTGTTAAACGGTGCTTTGGTCGAGGCAATACGCTTTATTAAGGGCGAGCCAGATATGGTTCAGCTTTATCAGAGCATGTATGTAGACGCTATGGCGCTACTCAAAAACTTAGGGGACGGCAAGATGCGGGAAGATATGTACCGCTCTGGTCAACTCCGTATAACCCCGCGTTAATTTAAGAGGAAACACAAATGGCTATTTCACAGGCTATGGTTACATCGTTCAAAGTTGGCATCCTTGACGGGACATTCGACTTCAGCAGCGGCACAGCACAAACATTCAAAATTGCTCTGTTTACTTCAGCAGCTTCGTTGGATGCGGCTACTACTGCGTATTCTGCGACTAATGAGGTTGCGGGCACGGGTTACGTAGCGGGCGGAAATACACTGACTATTTCTACAAACCCCACGTCTACTGGCACTACAGCGTTTTTGGACTTTGCGGATACTACGTGGTCTACAGCGACTATTACGGCTCGTGGCGCGCTGATCTATTTGGCTGACGGCGGCACTAACCCTGCTGTTGCGGTTCTGGACTTCGGTGCGGACAAGACCTCTACTGCGGGCGACTTCACTATTGTGTTCCCTGCTGCTGATGCGAGTAACGCGATTATCCGTATCGCGTAAAATGAGGTTCTCCCATGGTAACGCTAGTAAACAGAGCAAAAATGTCTACCCCCACTACGGGGACGGGCACGCTGACCTTGGGTACGGCGGAAACGGGGTTTCAATCATTTGCGGATGCGGGCGTAGCGGATACTAACGTCGTCCGCTATGTGTTGGAAGAAGGCTCTGATTTTGAGATAGGAACAGGGACTTACACTGCTTCTGGGACTACGTTGAGCCGCACTCTTATTGAAAGCTCCACAGGCTCCCTCTTAAGCCTTACGGGCCAAGGCGTAGTATTTCTTACCGCAGTAGCCTCTGACTTACAAAATGCGGCGAATGTAGACCAAGGCGTTTCTACTACCGATACTCCAGAGTTCGCAGGAGTTACCGTAGGTGGGTCAGACGTACTTGTAGATACGGACATAGGCGTTACTGTTCAGGGTTATGACGCAACTATTGTTGTAGACGCCGATATAGGTATAACTGTTCAGGGTTATGACGCCAACACTACTACGTCTACCAACACTCAAACACTTACCAACAAAACTGTTCGAGACACGGTATACGCACTTACAGGCACCGCCCTTGACGCTACTAATGGTGCGGTTCAAACTAAGACTTTAGCCGCTAATACAACCTTCACAGACTCTTTAAGTTCTGGCGACGCTATTATTTTAATGTTAGATGCCGGAGCAAGCTACACGGTAACTTTCCCTACTATGACGTGGGTAACTGCCGGAGGCAATGTCGCGCCTACTCTAACAGCCAACGACACATTGGTGTTTTGGAAAATATCTACCACTCTGTATGGAGCCTATACTGGGAGCTATACTTAATGGCTAAGATAGCCTACGCACTTGCTGCCGCTGCGGGGAACGCGGCGGGTTTTGAAGTTGAATTTTTTGGGTACAACAGGATAAATTGGGGCGCACCAACTGGCACAAATAATACGATTTCCTTCCCATCTGGTACTCAAGTAGGGGATGTAGCTATTTGCATGGGCTTATCAAATAATGGCTCAGCTCCTTACCCGTCCGGATGGCTTGGTGGGGCTACGTATAACAGCACATTTGAAGCGCAAATATCGGCTAAAGTATTAGACTCAACAGATATAAGTGCAGGGGTTGTGCAATATACAGACTCTACTAGAACAGATAGTGAAACCGCTCCGTGGAAAGCAGGGTTTGTTGTTGTTTTCAGGCCAACGGCAGCCGTAAGTATATCGTGGCGAAGTGCAACAGCGCAGGGGGGTACTGGTAGTATAACTTTATCTAGTTCTACTACCCTTTATTCTGTAGATGTTGCGTCAATGGAGTCGTATGCAACGGAGGTTATTGGTTCTATAAGTGGAACTTGGGACTATTACGTAGGGTATAACCCGGCTAGTCGTATGAATAGTCAGTTTGCGTATCTATTTAATACTTCGTTAGTTGGGGGTAAAACCATTTCGTTTGGTGCGTCGGGGCGTTCTGTTTATGACGTTACAGCGGCAGGACGACTCGAAATAAGTGAGGCATAAAAATGTACGTAAAAGCAACAAACAACACAGTGGACGCCTATCCTTATTCTATTGAGCAGTTGCGGGTAGATAACCCTAGTACATCTTTTCCCGATGGCATGTCTGTAGAACAACTAGCAGAATGGGATGTACATCCAGTAACCATAGCGGCGGACCCTAACTACGACCCGCTAACCCACAAGATACAACAGGCGGCTGAACCAGTTTTAGTAGACGGAGCGTGGGTAGTATCTAAGACAGTTGTAACTTTGACCGCTGAAGAGATACAAGACAACTCGGATGCCGAAGCAGCGTTAATTAGGGGTAAAAGAGACAAACTATTATCCGAATCAGACTGGGTAACAGTAAAAGCAGTTGACCAAAACGCACAAGATGGCTTGGGTATACAGGTACCTCAAGTATGGTTAGATTACCGCCAAGCACTTAGAGACGTAACGTCTCAGGCGGGGTTCCCCTACAATGTAACGTGGCCTACAGCCCCATAGGGTAGACTATGCTAGGTTTTAACGCCTTATCTACGGTTCCTCTAGGCGACGATGGAGAAACCCCCGCTTACAGCGAAACCGTATATTTTAGCGGTTGGAACACTGGTGCATGGGGCCAAAACCCGTGGGGTCAGAGCAGTTCCTCTGTTTTTGCTACAGGCGCAGTTGGTACAGTAAGCGTAGGTATAGGTGCCAATGTAAATGTAACGGGCGTAGCTGGAGCCACTGTTTTAGGCAATACCGCAGTTGAGGCTGATGGGGCAATAGAAGCTCTAGGCAACGCAGCCACGGGTGAGATTGGTACCGCAGGTGTATCCGCCGCTGCCATAGTTTCAATAACCGGCGTAGAGGCTACAGGTGCTATAGGCAACGGTAATGTCCAACAAGGCGTAGGCGTTTTTCTTGTAGGCGTAGAAGCCACGGCCACAGCGGGTACGGTAGAAGTTACCGGCGATGCTATAGTTACGGAAACCGGCCTACAAGCTGCATCGACTCTTGGCAGCGTAACGGTCCTCTTGCGGCAAAACGTCAACGTAACGGGCGTACTAGGTACCACAGCGCTAGGTGAGACCGCCGAGACAGCCGACGCAAATGTATACGCCATTGGCGTACAGGCTACAGGATTTACTAACAACGTACTGGTCTGGGGCGAAATCGTACCGAACCAAAACGCAAATTGGACGGAAATAGCGGCATGAAGACAGTAAACGAAGCACAACAACTGGGCGACGCCATAGTCCCCAAGCATGAAATTGAAGTGGTATGCGCTAACTGCGGCCACGATTTAGACGAGTCTGAACTAGACGCTGACACTTGTTCTGATTGCG